TCTCAATTCTTTCACTCCAAATGGAGATCGCAGAATATGTGAAGATAAAGTCCATCCTGCCCGGCTCACCGAGTTCCTCAATGGGCACAGCTTCAATTTGGGATACCGCTTTCTTGATCTCTTTTTGGTACAAGAAGCACTCAGCCAAATGGATGCGGCAGATTAGACTGCCATCTAACGCAATAGCCGCCTCATAGGCCCCATTTGCCATCTCCCACTCCCGCGCGTATCGATAACAATCACCAATCTGACAATACAGGTGTGAACGTCCATGCTCAGTCCAACTGCCGTCTTGCATCACTGACGATAGCTCAGAAGCGGTTTGGCGAAGCAAAGCATCGTCTTCAGTGATGGTGCCGAGCGTTTCTTGTACATCGTAGAGCTTTTGCCTCCCAAACGATGACAACCCTTCATCATTTCGATACTCGTCCAAAAGGTCGCTTAGCTGCGCCTCCGCAGCCTTGGGATCACCATGCAGGAGAAGGTCAATGGCCTTACAGCCTCGATATTGGATTTGGCTCTCTGCGGACTCATCAAGATCGAGGATGCGATCAAAAAACGCGGTACGTCTTGAGAACGACGCATTTCGCAGCTCTAGGTCGATGAAAATTTGCAGAACCTCTATGTCATCTTCGTCGGGGGTGATTGGGCCTAGCTTGGCCAGTTCTTGGCGTGCCTTAGATCTGCTACCTTCGGGTGCCAGATGCAGCACGGCCCGTTTGCATATTATCTTCTTTCGCCACCGCTCGTGACTGATGTTTGCACTCAAACGCTCAAGGGCTGCTGGCCAGTTTTTCCACTTTCCGATGTTGAAATAGAGCCATGAAAGACGATCAACATATTCCCCAAGTGCATTAACGTCGATCTGCAAAAGCGGCTCTATCGGCTCGCCGATATGGAGCATGGGCCCAGTGTTTGTCCTGTGCCAAATCGTGTACTGGGTGACATCGGCACGCGCGAAGATAAGCGCGCGACCAAATTTTTCCTCGTTGCATGCCGCCGTGTAAGCCTTCCCTATGTTGAAGCCTGGGAGGCGGTTCCAACAACAATCCTTGTACTTTCCACCAGAGCCGCATGGACAGAACTCATTCAGCTTAGGCTTCCAGTACTTTCGCCGTTCTTTTGCCGTGTCTCCACCGATTTTTCCCATTTTATCAACTATTCATTTTAGGCGAATTGAACTGACCCGAATCTCGACCGGACACCAAGTGGTTACGTTTTGGCTCAAATAAATCTGCGGGGTATCCGCTTGCTCAGACCACTGAGTGAGAATTTATCATCATAGTCTTCGAGCTATTCTCCTATCAACTACATTCGCAAAAGCCGCCATTGGCGGGTCGCAGCGAAAGCCTACTTCATCCTCGTCCGCATTGCAGACCCCAATGTTTGGCGCCTGGAATGTCCGCGCCGCGAATCATGCCTGGTCGTTGCTTGCCGCGCCCGTCTTCACTCACGCACCTCCACGACCGGCAATGTCACCTCGCTCGCCACTGCGCCATGCTGGATCTCAACGCGGTCCGCGTCCAACCGCACCGCGGTCAGGAAATGCACCTTGGTGCCAAGGGGGACGGGTTCGCCGAGATCCGAACTGATCGTCAGCCTGTGGTCGAGCCCATCTTCACTGGCGGCGGTGATCGATCGGAACCGCAGGGCGCCCGGGATCTCCAGCATGATCCGGCGCCCGACATAAGATGCGATCGGCGCGACCGATGCGATCGGTGCGACGGGCGCCACGCGCATCAGGACCGATCCCGAGGTCATGGCGGAGCGCAGCTGCAGCTCATGGCCCCAGGTTGGCAGCCAGAAACCCGACTGCCGTCCGCGCAGCCCATAGAGCAAGCGCCGCAGAACCCAGCGCGCCGCAGCACCTTGCGCCTTCAGCGTGATCGCCTCGCTGCGCTCGAACACGTCGCGCATCGGTTCCACGACCACCGGGCCGCAGCCGTTGTCGACATACTCGACCGCGCGCCGCAGGCTGGCGGTGAGAGGGCTGCGCACGAGGCTCGGGTTGGTCTGGACCGGGCGGCCGAGATAGTTGGGCAGCACGGGTGCCGCGAGATCGGCGGCGCCACGCAAGAGGAAGCTGGCGCTCACGGTGCCGTCGCCTTGCCGGCGGCGTGAAATTTCGACCGCCGATACCAGCACGCCCTCGCGGATCGGCGCAACCGTGATGCGCCCGGCAGCGACCGATAGCGCGGGCAGATGTAAAACCAGCGGTGCCGCCAGGATCAACCGGTCTGGCTGAACGGCGGAGATCTCCACCGGCGCTGCCTCTCGGCCATCGACGGCAACAGCCGCCAGGCCTCCTGCCCGAAAGTTCGATACCGTTGTGTCGATCGGGATCTCGGTTGCGCCCTGCACCAGAACCGCCACTGGCTGCATTGCCATGTGCCAGAGCGGCACGCTCCATTCCCCAGCAAACCCAGCCCGTGCCAGTTCCGAGGCGCGCGCCATGCCGAGCGCATCCAGCCGATGCCGGAAGGTGACGAACTCCCGGGGCCGGGCTCTCAGCGCGATACGCTGTTCGCCCTCGCGCGCTTGCAGCACATCGGTACGCCATTCCAGCACCTCGGTGATCTCCTGCGCTGCCGGAAACGGCCAGAATGGCAGCGGGTTTCCCACCTCAGGCATTCAGCGCACTCCGGTTGCGGCGGATCACGTTCAGGATCACGCGTTCGCCCATAGGCGTGGCGAGGTAGTCGCCAACAACGCTTGGGTCGAGCACGTTGATGATGCGCGTAGACATCTGGGCCGCCGAACCCGCGCTATCTCCGTTCATCTCGACACCCAGCCGTCCACCCCGACCGCGTTTTAGGGGTAGGATCGCCTCCGGCCCTGCCTCACCCATGAGGCCCACGCCCTTCGCAAAGGGAAACACCGTGGGTCGATTGACGACTCCGCCGCGCGCGAAGGCGGTGAGTTGCTCGCCGCCTGCGAAGACGCCACCCCGCGCAAAGCCAAAGAGGCGCGCGAAGAATCCGCCACCGCCACCCCCGCCGGAAAAGGCGCGCATCAGGGCGTTCTCGATCGGCTGGAAAGCGAGATCGATCAGACGCGTGGCGAGGTTCTGGGCAATGCGCGAGATGGCGCTGGCGAAGGTCTCCCAGGTGAATTCTCCGGATTTTAGTGCGTCCTTGATGGGGCCGGTGATATCTTGCGCGAGGCCCTGGGCCAACTCGCGGGATCGCTCCTGCGCGGCGCTCACCGCTTCGGTGGTTGCCTCCCAGGCATTGCGCGCTGTGTCCGCGGCATCGCGCAGCGCCTCGCCGGCCCCACGACCGGCACCACCTGCGCGGCCTGCGGCCTCTCCAGTCGCGTCCAGTGATTCTTCAAGCCCGTCGGCAGCGGCGCGTGCGCCCATGAGCCCGGCCTCAGCCTCAAGGCCTGAGGCGGCGATTGCCTCACGAAGGGCGGCGATGGACTCAAGGGGCGCAGTGGCTGCTTCGACCACACCGGCCAAGGTTTCCCGCAAAGCCTCGGCCTCTGCGCGCGCCTCTTGCGCATAGGTCCCGAGTCCGAGATCCGGCAGGGCAATCGGCTCAGCCGTAAAGGCCGCCTGAAACGCGTCGCGGGCTTGGGTGCCTGCCTCGGCGGCGGAACCCGCGAACGGGTTCTCGATCCGGCCAAGTTCTAGATTGCCGATCAGCGAGATGCGCCGTTCAATGCCCAGCGTTTCAAGGCCGACGTTGATCCCCTCCAGAAACCCGTTGATCCGCTGACCGACGCCGTTCAGCATCGCCTCGACACCGGTGATCAACGCGTTTGCCGCCTGGAAGGCAAAATCACCGATTGTGCTGGGCAGGGCGCCCCAGAGCACGGTGATCGCGTCAAACGCCCCCTGGAAAGTGTTCAGCACGGCATTGCCAAAGCCGACCACGGCTTCCAGAGAGGACTGCAATGCCTCGGCGATGGCCGCCTTGATCGCAGCCCAACTGGCCATAATCTGCAGACCCATGGCAACAGCCCCGAGCTGCATGCGCTCCCAGACCTCGCGGGCGAGATCGCCCAGAAGCGAGAGCGCATTACCAAATCCGCCCGCGCCGCGCACGAGGCGACCGAACCAGTGGATCAACTCGCCCGCCGCGACCACGAGCCCAATGAGCGGCAGGCGCAGCAGCGCACCGCGCAGGATCACCAGTGCCGTGGCGAGGCCACGCACCGAAACGGCGGCGACGATCGAGGCCGCAACAAACCGCCCGGCCATCAGCGCTGCAATCCCGGCGGCGTAGGAGGTCAGCCGCCCGAGGTTGTCGAAGAGCGCGCGGATGGCAACGCCAAGGGGCCCGGTGGCCCGCGCCGCCGCCGCCATGGCATCGGCGACGGTTTCCAGCGCCGGTGCCGCCGCCACCGCCAGTTGGTTCGAAAGCCCGCGCCAGATCAGGCCCAGCCGCGAGATCGCATCATTGGTGCGCTCGATCTGTTCGGCATCCTGCTCGGAGACCACGACGCCGAAGTCGTGCACGTCCTGCGTCGCCTGGCGCAGCGTCGCGGTATCGATGCGCGCCATCGCAATCGAGCCCTCCTCGCCGAAGAGTTGACCGGCGACGGCCGCGCGCTCGGCGACCGGGACAAACTCTGCAATGGCCGCATTGATCGCGCCGACGCGCTGATCGAGCGGCAGGGCCATCAACCCGCTGGCCGTGAGGCCAAGTCGGGTCAGGGCGTCTACTGCTGGGCCGGTCCCGGCCGCCGCCTGGCTCAGCCGCCGGGTTAGATCCTTCGTCGCCTGTTCGATGCCCGACATCGACACACCGGCCAGTTCGCCGGCGCGCTCCAGCGTCTGGATGGACGCAACGGTGGTGCCGAGTGACTGGGCAAGCTTGGCTTGGGTATCAACGGTCTGCAGGCCTGAGCGGATCATCGCGGTGGCCGCCGCCGCAATCGCAGCCGCTGCTGCCGCCATGGCAATACCCGCACGCCGGGCGAAGACCGCGAGCCTGGTATTCGCGCCCTCCATCTCGCGCGACAGGCGGCCGAACCCACGGGCACCGGCTTCGCCCACGCCTTCCAGCTCAGCCTTGACTTGCCGCCCGCCAGTGGCGGACAGGCGCACGGAAACGCGTTTCTCAGTCATTTTGGCCGTCCATCTGCTCGTTGAGTTTGCGCACCATCACCGCCTCGATCACGGGCAGGAATTCGGCCGCAGCGCGGGCATCCACGCCCAGCGCCGCTGCCATGGCCAGAGCCGCGCTCATGTTCCAGCCCAGCACCACGCCTGGCACCGCCCGGATCTGCCCGCTAAGCCGTCCGGCCAGATCCCAGACCTGCCAACCTTCCAGCGTGCGTGGCGCGTTCAGGATTTGCGGGCAGTCTTTGCACGCGGCGCCGTCGCCCTCGCAGGGCTGACAGGCTGCGCAATAGCTTTCGCCCCCGCCGAATACCCAGTCGGCGAGGGCGCGGAGACGTTTTTTTCTGCGTCCAGCTCCAGCCCCTTGGCGACATAGCCCATCTGGAAGCGCTCGAAGATCGGCCAGATATCGAGCAGGGCCGCGATGCCTTCGGGGGTGACCGGCGCCAGGTTTCCCTCGGCATCGCCAACACCCTCCCAGTCGAGAAGGGCGCGCTCGGCCAGTGCCTTGCCGAAGATCACGGCGATTTCGTCGTCGCTGGTGCCTTTGGGCAGGCCGCGTATTGTCGGATCGCTGCGTGCGGCCACCATCAGCGCGGTGGTCAGTGGTTCGACAAAGACGCGCACGCCAATGCCGAGGTCCAGCCAATAGGGTTCACGGGCGAGGTTCAGGCGCAGCATGGTCAATACTCCAGGATGGCGTTGATCAAAGTCACGGTGCACATCCGCCCCAGCGTGGTGTCGCGCGCCGCCTGCCAGTCGAAGGTGGCCTGCACACCCTGCGGTCCGGAGATCTCTATCCGCGGGCGCGGGAGGTAAACGGCATGGGCGGTGAGCGTCAGGCTCTCGCCGGAGGGCTGCGTGTAGGCGAAACTCAATTCGCAAGGATCGCCGTTGATGGCCTGCGTCACCAACACCTGATCGGCAAAGCGCACTTCGATCCGGCCGGTGAGTGCGGCAATCGACGGGTCCGCGCCATCAATGCGCCCGTCCGAGCGGATGGTCTCCACCCGGTCGAGCGTGTTGGCATAGGTGATCTCGGCCGAGACAATGTTGCCGAGTGCTGCGCCGTTGCGGGTGATCGCGCCATTGAAATGCCCGAACCGTTGCAGGGCGAGGTCGGCGAGTGTCCCGGCGGCCGAACTGGCGGCGATGCTCTCGCCCTGGGCCACGAGGCTCGCGGTCGCGGTCAGCAATCCAGAGCGCTGCATCTGCCAGCTGAGCGTATCGAGCACGCAGCCGGAATAAACCGCATAGCGCGGGATCTCCGGCATGCCTGTCTCGATCGACATCGAAGGCAGGGTCCAGCCACCAGAGCGAAACTCGTGGGTGTAGGGATTGGTGCCCGTGGTGATCGGCTGACCAAACGCGGCCTTCAGCCAGAAGCCGAAACCCTGCGCGTCGATCGGCACGACGACGTTGCCATCGGCCGTCACCGCATCCTTGATCGGCGCCAGCGGATCGCGGCCGTAACCCAGCAGCTCGCTGTTCAGCAGCGGCTGCTCGGCCCCCAGTGTCGCACTAGCGAAGGGCATCCGCGTGAAGCCGCTCGCGGGCGGTGTGCCATAGGTCGTCTCGAACGCAAGCGCCAATTGCGCTCGCGCGCCTTGCGCACGTGCCATGGGAATCTCCTCAAAATGTTGGTGTGGGTCAGGCCAGGGGATCGGCCGTGGAATGTGGAATAGTGCAGCAAGATCGGAATGATCGCAGCCTTCAGACTGGCGGCACCCTCGACGGGCAGATCGACAGGGCGTGGCGCTTCCGCCTCGACCCAGTCACAACGCCCGCCCAGAGTGCGGTCGACAGAAAGCGCCGCGCCGATCCTGGCGCAAAGCGTCGCAAAGGTGTTGTCGCGTTCAGTGCCCTGTACCACGGCTTCGATTTCGGCCCGGTGTTGATAGTGATAGCGCAAGGGCGAGAGGGTCACGCCCGGGTCACCCGGGTCGCCATCGCGCAGGATCAAGAGGCCCGCCGATGGCACGCGTTCGGGCAGAACCTCGCCACGCAGCACCGGCACATGCGGGACCGTGCGCAGCAGGTCAGCCAGGGCTGTCAGGATGTTTTCTCGGGTGGTGGGCATGATGCTTCCTGCCGCCTCGGCTGCGCGGCGGCGTTTCAGAATAAGTTCAGGGCATTGGGTTCGCCGTCAGGTACCGCGACCGGGCTTTTGGTCCGCCACAGCGGCCAGTTTGCCGGGGAGATCGGACCGGCTGTGCAGAAAGTCGACGATGACGACCTGAGCCGGATCTTCGATGAACACGATAAAATGCTGGCCTGACCGCGTGAACCGCAGGTCCTCGGGCAGGTCAGGGGCGATGAGGCGCCGGCACTCTTGGGTTTGTGCGGTTCCCGCAGCGATATCGGTGCAGCGAGAGATCAGATCGTCCTCGTAGGCCGCGGCTTGACGAGGGCCAAAGGTGTCCAGCGTCCAACGCGCAATCTCAACCAGCGAGGCCTCCGCCTGCCGTGTCAGCCGCCAGGGGCGGGGCATCACTGCGGGGTTCTTGCGCGGGCAAAAGCACGGCGCACGGCGTCTTCGCCGGATCCTTCGGCGAACTGCCCGGCTCTCGCCTGCTCAATGCCCCTCGACACCTGGTCCCGCAGGGCGCCAAACTCAGTCTCTTCACGCTCCAGAAGCCGCAGGCCCGCGCGCAGAGCTTCGCTTGCATTCTGATAGCGCCCGGAGGCCACGAGGCGGTCGACCAGGTCGGATTGAGTGTCGGTCAGAACGACGTTTCTGGTGGCCATGGCAGTCTCCTCATTCGGCATTGGCAATATATGCCAATACATCCATCCTGTCCACATTCCGTTCAGAGCCGCCCGTCCACCCAGTTCGCCACGATCAACCCCGGCACGCCGTCCACCGCCCGCTCGGCATCCCGTCCCAAGTCGAGCCTTTTACGCAGCTTGACTTGGGGCACCAGCAGGAAGATCGGCACGGTCGCGACACCACGCCCGGTCTTGGATTTTGAGGCCACCGCGCGCCCTTTCGAATTCAACCGTCCCTCCGCCACCAGCAAACTTGGCCCTGAACGCCGATATACAAATCTCAGACGCAGCCCCGTGCGGCGCTCCCATTCGCTGGGCGTGATCCGGCCACCGCGCGAAGATTTACCTGCGGCGGGTGTCGGGATTGCGAGCCAGAACCCATTCTTGGAGCGGATCAGGGGGCCGGTGTCATGAGCGCCGATGATCACGGGCGCCTTCGACCAAACCAGCGCCGCGGCGTTGAGGCTTTCGCCCGATTTCGGATAACTGGCGAGGCGGATCGAGTTGCCAAGCCGTGCGCCCAGCCCGGCACCGGTGATCTGGGTCCGCCAGTCGGATTTCAGACTGGTCCCCGCTTGGCGCATGGCGGAGGACACGGCGCGCTCTCCGGCTGCGATCTCGGCCGCCATCAGGGCAACGATGTCCGGCGCAATGTCGAGTTTCAACCTCACGCAGGCCTCAGATCGACCGTCCAGACCAGCCGCTCGCGGTCGCGAACCGGCTCGCCCTGAATGAGGAAGGCCTCGGTGCCGATCTCGATCCGGTCGCCGGGGCGCGGGTTGAGCACCTCGGCCACGCGCAAGTCGATGCGGGTAGTGTCCGACCAAAGCCGGGCGTCGCCGAACCTCGTGATCTCGTCCGCGCAGCGGGTGACCACGCGGACGAGGATCGGCGCGCCGCCATGGGCAATGTAGACGGCATCGCGCGCGATATTGGGATCGCAAAACAGGTTGTCGATGACAGCCGCGAAGACGGACATGGGGCGCCCCGTCAGTTCGAGCTGTGCAAACGGATTGCAAGGCGCGGACGCTTGTTGACCGGCAGGATCGAGGCCTCTGTCATCAGATCAATCCAGCGGCCCTTGGCGTCGATCATCTGACGGGCATAGAGCGGCAGGCCGATGGTATTGGCGGTTTCCAGCAGGTTCGCGGGGCCTCCATAAGTGGTGAAGGTATCAAACGTGCCCATCGGAAAGGCGATGCCCTCGCCAGTGGGGATCAGCCGTTCTGACGCTCCATTCGAGAGCGTGACCGAGCCGTTGTATTCCTCGAACAGAATGCCTGCGAAGGGGAATGCCCTGCGCATATCCTCGCGCAGCGGCTGGCCGCCGGTGGCCGAGAAGAACTTGTAGGCGTCCTCGGTCTTGGGGTGGCTGATCAGCTTGTCGAAAAACTCGGAGCTGACCAGCGCGTGCGCGGTGGTCATGGTCTCGCCCATCAGATTGTCCTCGATGGAGCGCAGAGTGGTACGCACCTTACCCTGCACATTGGTGGCTGCAGTCCCAAAAACGAAGTCGACCGAGATCTGCGCCAGGCCAAATTCGGTGAAGTAGTTGTAGAGCGTGGTGCCCGCCCCATCCTTCACAATGCCACGCAGCGCGTTCATCTCCATGTATTCGCGGGTCTGGGCGTGTTTGCGGCGCATAAGCGTGAGCTTACGGTTCATCACCTCGACCAGCGGGTCGGCGACGTCGGACATGCCCAGTGCTGGCATGCCCTGAATGTCGGCGGGCAGGATCACGTCGTCATGCGGGATCCACGGCAGGGCAAAGGAACGCATCGAGCGCGCCTCGCGGTTGCCGACGGTGGCGGGGGCACCAAGCGGGACTGAGGGCAGCAGGCTCAGCACCCCTTCGCGCTGTTCGATGACAATGGAGCGCTGGGTGACGCCTTCAAAGCGGAACAGGCCGATCTGGCCAAGGCGGGTATAAAGATTGGGCAGGATGTTGATCGCCTGCGTCATCTCGGCAAGCGAATAGCCGCCCAGATCAAATGGGTTACGGGTGATGGTCATGAGGAAATCCTGGGAAAAAAGGGGATGTGGTGTCAGACGCCATCGCGGGAGACGATGCCTGCAGCGGCGAGTTGGCCGAGCTTGGTGGTGATTTTTGCGCCGTCGTCAACCGTGGCGTCATAGGCCAGGCTTGCACGCGACACGATCGAGGGGCCGCGCGCGACCACAATGCCGGTCGCATCGGCGAGTGTGGCGTCGACGGCATAAAGCAAGACACCGCTGGCTGTCTGCGCGCCATCGCTGCCGCCGCTGGTGGCCAGCTTGTATTTGCCACTGGCGGTGATGCGGCCAAGCACGGCACCGACCGGATAGGCGGTGCCGGCCAGCAGCGTGATGGTCTCGCGGGTGTAGTTCGGGTTGACCTCGTATTTGAGGACATCGCCCATGCTGGGCGGTTGCGTCAGGACGGGCATCGATCAGTCTCCATGTTGTGGGATTGGCAGGTGGTGCGAGATCAGCGCGAAGCGGCTGCAGCTTTCTTGGCGGCGGCGATGATTGGGCTTTCTTTCGCGGCGGCCGCAGCCGGAGCGGTGGCGATGATGCCAGCCGCATCGCTGCGGGCGGCAAGATCCGCCAGCACCCGAGCGCGCAGGGCTTCGGGTTTCAAGCCGCGTGTAACCGCGTCGGCAGCGTCGATTTGTACGCCCAGCCGGGCGGCTTGTGCACAGACCTGCGCCACCTCGGCGGCCTCGGCGCGAACTGCATCGGCGGTCATGGTGACTGTGTCGGGTGTTTGTGCGGCATCCACAGCCACAGCCGCAGCGGCCGGCTCAGGTGTAATTGGGGCGACCGAAGCCGCGACCGTTGCGGCGGGAGGGCTGGCAACCGGGGAGGCAACTGAGGCTGGGTTCGAAGTGTCGATGGATGTGGTGGTCATCTGTGGACCCTTTCTGCTGGTAGGATTGGAGCCCCGTGGGGCGGCGGCGAAGGACCGAAAGGCGCTGACGGGATCGGCCAACTCGTCGGCAAGACCGGCCGCGATGGCATCAACCCCGCGAAATACGGCCGCTTCGGTGGCCAGCGCGGCGGTTTGGGTCAGCCGATCTCCGCGACCGGCGGCGACGGTCTCCGCGAAGAGGAAACGGACCACCTCCAGCTCGCGCTGCATCTGGTCGTGCACCGCCTCGGGCAGGGGCTGGTAGGGATTGGCGTCGATCTTGTGGACCCCGGCATGGATCAGCGTGACGGCAATGCCCTTCTGATCGAGCGCTCCGCTCATATTGGTGTGCAGCGCGACGACACCGATACTGCCGACCGCTCCGGTGCGGGGCAGGATGATGCGGTCGGCTTGGCTGGCCAGAACATAGCCAGCCGACAGGGCATGCTCGGCCACGAAGGCTTGCACAGGCTTCATCTGACGCGCTGCGCGGATGCGATCTGCGAGATCAAAGGCCCCGGCAACCTCGCCCCCGAAGCTATCGATATCCAGCGCAATGCCGCGAACGGCTGGGTCGGCCAGCGCCGCCTGAAGCTGGGCAGCAATCCCTTCATAAGAGGTCAGACCCGAGGATTGTCCGATCCACGCCCCGCGATGGACCAGCGTTCCGGCGATTTCGATCACGGCAATGCCGTCGATCACCGCAAAAGGCTGGGTTCCATGGCGTTCATGGCGCTGAGCGAGGTCATTGCCAAACAACGATGCCCTGGCGGGAAGGGCGAAGTGTTTGTCATCATGGGCGGTCAGCTTGA